TCTCCATCTTGCTTAGTCAACAAGCCAGTAGTTAAAACAACTGGTTTAGTGTTCCTTTTAAGGATACTTATGAATATACCAATCATTACTTGTACGCAATTACACTACCTGAAGAGATAGCAAAACCAGTGATTAGTCCTCCAGGGATAAATGCCCCCTGAACAAAAGTTACACCACTCATACCATTGTTAGACAACTCAGAAGCACCATTGACAAGAAATTCTGTGAATACAGTATCTTCTTGTACTACTAGTGCATTGTAGCGTACGTTTGATACAGTACCTGTTCCATATCTTACAAAGCCTCCAGCTCCTGCCATCAGACCTGTACTTGAAGCAATCTGTCTTAGACGCTTGGATTGCTCTTTAAGCAAATCATTATTTTCCATAATTATATATTTTAAAAGTTAAATTATCGTAGCAGTACCTAAGTACTCGGCTTATTAGCCCGTAGTACAAATTTAGTTTAATAAAAAATAAAGTCAAGAGATTGGGAAGATTACCTCCTCCCAGTCTCTGAATATATATCTGTTAAACTAGACTGTCTTTCTCCTGACTCTTCTCTTTGTTTCTGAAGGTCACTAACTTTATCCATAAGATTTCTTTTAGTGTCTGGATCATCTATGTAATCATATTGCCTTTCTATAGATTTAATTTGTTTGTCTATAGAGTTAATAGATCTTTTTTCTGACTTTAAATCTGCATCTAGACTACTTACGTACCACTTAGGGTTATACCTCTCATATTTTCTAAATAAGTATTCAGGATTTAAGAAGAAATTGATAGAAGCGTTTAGTCCAAATAGCTTTTGTATTCTTGCTGAGATCTCTGTATCTCCTTTAAGGGTTGGATCTGGTGGATATCTCTTTGGGTTAGAAATCTTGCCACTCTTACTACGAGGTACATACTCGTCAAAAGGACTCACATCATCAAATGGATTAACCATTTCCATAGTTAACTTAAGTGCATCTGTAGCTCCTGCAAAAGGAAGAAGAACGTTTCTATTCAAATAATATTGAGCAAAGTTCTGTCCGTCTACGTTGTTTTCAAATCGAGAGTGATAGATAGACAAAGGACTGAATACAGGGTTCAAACTGTTTAATTCGTCTTCAATCAACAACAAGTTGTAAAGGAAGAAATAAACAATGTACATATCTTCTTCGTCCTCATCATCATATCTTATGCTATTAAGAACAGCAGACACTCCCATAATCACAGCCAGTACTAACATGTCTATTGCTGCACCTTCTACCTCTGCTCTCTCTTGGGGAGTCATTAGGTTTTTAGTTGCAGGAAGAGAAAAGTTTGTTTGATAAAGAAGTTTAATTGCCTGTATAGCAGTAGTATAAAATCCCTGAAACTCTTCTCCTGATCTAGGATTAATGCTTCTAGTTGTTTTAAATCTTCTCATACCCTGATAAGCAACCCATCCCTTCATATTACCAATAATACGACCTAAGGTATATCTTGAGTACTCCCCTCTATCTAAAGCTCCGTAAGCACCTTGTATAGCTGCGTTAATAAAGTTAAGTTTTCCTCTGTAGTATTGTTCTATTTTCTCAAAACCTTCTTTATCAATAATACTTTCTTTAGGAACAAGTACTCCGTCCTTAAAGTCGTAAGCCTCAAACAATGGTACTCCATTAGGTTTATCTGTAAGAGGAATAAGAAATTTTTCAGAAAGAGCTTCAGCTACTGCACTCCTCATTTCAAATTCTCCAAATGTTCTAAAGAACGCAAGAAAGTTAAAAGGATTGTACTTACGGTATTTGCCTAGCTTAGATATAAATACTTTTCTGCCTGTTTCTGAAAGTTGATCGTCAGGCATTACGTTAAAGTAGCGCATCTTTGAGATATACTCAGAGTCCCTACCATCCTCTACTTCTGACTGAAACAAGTCTGCTATGTGTACAGAGTTTTTACCCATAGCTTTAAAGATTTCCTTACGACTTAAACCATACATTTCTGCTTGAATAAATACGTTAGCAGAACCTGCCATAAAGTTTTTTACACTTGAAGGAAGTCGGAAAGCCAAAGTAATAGGTGAGTTAGCTGCTAAAGCTGTGTCTACTACTTTCTCTACAAGTCTTCCTGCTTTATTATTAACTATAAACTTACGACTCTTACCCTGTAATTTACGTTCAAACAAGTTGCTAATCATTTTTTCAATCTTACTTCCAGGCATAGACTTATTTAATACGTCTTGAATACCGTAGATGTAAGGAACTACTGCATAAGCTTCTTTGAATCTAATAAGATCTGCTCCATACATAGCAATGCTATTGAATATGTTTAAGCTCATCTTATCTGCAGGGATAGGTCTGTTATACTTTAAGTAAAGTCTTTTATTTACCTTTTGCATAACTGTTCCAGCAGTATCTCTTTGTACCTCTTCGTCATCTTCAAAGGTTGCTTTGTCCCAGATAGATTGTGCTGTAGAAGATATCTTAGATTTAAGTGTACCTAAGTTTGTCCCTTTAAGAGATCTTTCAGTAGCATCCATTACTACACTAGGTAACTCTAATCCTTTTTTAAGATTCATAGGAGTACCACTCTGTAGTTCTAAGTAGATATCAGTTACCTTCTTTAAGATTTCTTTTTCTTTAGTATCTAGTTTGTCGTACTCCTTATTCCTATATTCTGTTTTATCTGTACGCAAGGGAACACGCTTACTGTATCTTACATTTTTAATTTCTGGTCTTACATAGATAGGATTAACTGCAATTGTATTCCATCTAAAAGAAGGAGAAGTTTCGCTAATTAAAGTCTTATCAGTAGGTTCAGTAGCAGTCCAGAAGTACAAAGGCTCATCAGTATTTGTCCAAATAGAGTTTACCGAGTCCCATACACTTACTTTCTTGTGGTTTTGTTTGTACCATTCTGTCTTTCTAAGTTCTTTCTCGGCATCAAGTTTAAGAAGTGAGTCGTCTGATTGATCTTGGTATCTTGTAGAGTCTTTTGCTATAAGACTTGTTTTAACAGCGTTTAAGCGACTTGTATATTCTTTTATGTAGTCTGGAGTATAAACCTTCTCTTGAATGTCTGAGAAGCTCGCAAACAACCCAGTAAGAGCGTCTTGATCTTCCTTAGACATCTTGTTCTCTTTCTTGTAGACTGTTTTAATATCTTCAATCTCTTCCTCCAAGCTTCTTACGATAGCAGAGATGTTAGAAGGGGTTCCGTCTTCGTTAGGAGAAGAAATCTTAGAGCCTTCATAAAAGTTATCACTATTTTTATAGCCTTTAAGTACGTCAAACAATTCTCCCCATACCACATCCATCTTACGTACACCGTCAGGGAGAGGGTATCTACCCTGAATAGCAGCAATAGAATCAGTTATTTGCTTTCTATTTTTGTAGAATTCTGGACTAATCTTCCTAACACAGTTGTTAGCTTTCCAAAGTTCAAACTGTTTTCTATAATACTCTGCAGTTTGTTTTTTATAATCTAGAGTTTCTGGATCTGCCTTCTCAGACAAAGACTGCTCGTAGTCTGATACAGCTTTATCGTAAGCATTCTTCTTAGCCGTAAGTTGGTTATCGAAGAGTTCCTGATTTTCTTTAGTGATATTGTAAGTGTAGAGTTGAGCAGCAGTTCTACTCTTCTTCCACTCTCTTATATTAGCTGCGATTCTTAAACCTTCTTCGTCTTTTAAGTTTTTGTTTTTATCGTAATCAGACTCCAAACGATCCAAGTCTTCTTTAAGATCTTCTAGTTTATCTAACTGTTCTTCAGAGTTCTCTTCATTCAAACTACCTACTTGAATCTTATCCATCTCTTGAAGTATTAAGTCTCTAGCTTCTCTTGCTTCTGAGCTTAACATATTCTGGATTTGGTAATAAACTTCTTGGTAAGGCTGTTCTTCGTACTGTTGTTTAAAGTTTCTTATCTGCGCTTCCTTAGCCTTAATAAGATCTTTTACCTGAGAGTCTTGTACTTTAGTTTGTTTGAGATCTCTTAATTCTTGTTTTAGTTTAATCAAGTCGTTGTTGTAGCGAACCTCATCCATCTCACTAAGTAGGACTAGAGTGTCTCTCTTAGAAATCTTACCACTCTTCATTTCAACTACTTCAGTCTTTTTAAGAAATCTTCCAAAGACATTCTCAAAATCAAAAGAAGTGTTTACTCCTACACCCTTACTCTTCAAGTGGTTTTGTAGTTCATCAGCTAATCTCTTAAGTTTAACCTCCATAGACTGTGCCTTAACATTAGCAGAGTCAAATTGGTTAGCAATCATACCACCTACTGTACCAGTAATTACGTTTCCTGAGAGACCTGCTGACTCTAAGAATAAAGAGAAGTTACCTATGTCTTTAATCTGTCCCTTAAGAGCAGTAATGATATTAGACTTTGTAGCAAGACTCTGTAATCGAGCTTCTTCGTTCTTAATCCTGTCTTCAGTAAGTTTTATAAGTTTAGCGTTACCCAAACTTTGTGCACTCGCTAAGCTAACTTTAAATCTCTCAATGTTTTCTAGAATACGTTTCTGAGCATCTTTAGTTTGTGGAGCAAACTCATCTGCTAATTTAATAGCCAAGGCTTCAGTTGCATTATTCAAATAAGCCTCCTTCAGGGAGTCTGCAGTACTTTTTATATTAAGAAGTTGAGTTCCTAAAATAGTGTCTATACCTATGTTACCCATTACTTCTCTGTACTTCTCTACAAAGTTTATGTATTGCTCTCCTAGTTCCTTAGCATGATAAGCCTGTCTAAATACTTGGTCAGCTGTTATGTTAGGATCTGCAGCTAACTTATCTAGAGAGTTACGTATACTTCTTAGATACTTAGCAGTTTCGTGGAAGAATGTAACCATAGATTTAAAAGACTCTTTTGCTTCAGCAGGAGATATCTCTACGAAAGTATCTTTTGTTCTTAGTACACTGTTTACGTTTACTCCTAGGAACTCTGCTTGATCTATAATTTTAGACCAGTTAAGCAAATTATCTTCTGCTAGTAATCTATCTAGGTTAGCTGAGAATTCAGATAAAAGTTCAGAGTTATTCTCAGTAAACTTATCTATCTCAAGCATTTGATTGAAGCTTAGAGGAGACTCAAACTTCGAAGTGCTGGTATAAGTAAGAGACGTATTGATTTCTTGGGCGTATAGAATATCGTTAAAGATATCTTCTAGTATTTGCTCTATGTTCTCTATACTGTTTACGTTACTATTTAATAGAAGTTTGCCTGTAAAGAATTTCCAGATAGCATCAATTGTTTTTAAAAACCAATTACTGTCGTTAGATTCTAGTAAGTCCCTAAACTCGGGATTAGTGAAGAACTCAGACACGAACTCGTGTAAATCTTGTAGACCGTAATATTCATTTGTAAACTTTTCGCTAGAATATTTCTGTCTATAATAGGCTAATACTGGCTTTAAGGCATTGACTAGTTTCTTGTCTATCTCGCTAATAGGATTGTCGATAGCAGAAGAGAGTACAGAGTGTAGTACTTCGTGTAGGATGAGTCTCCTAGCACTAGCCATATCCCCATTCTTAAGTCCAAATACGTTTAATTTTATATTATTAAACTCTCTATTGTATTGTCCTGCGGGAATCTTTTCTACTTGAAGAATGTCTGAGCCTGTAAAGAAGTCAAAAGTAATAGTCGGAACTAAGTCCATCATAGGAAGTAGTTTCTTAATCAAGTACTTTTCATGTGCAGGTGTCTGAGGATCATTTAGCATTTTAGCCATTGTATCATAGATATCAGGCTCTGAGAAATCTATATAAGGTTTTAAGAAATCAAGTCTTGTTTCTTTTCCAATAGATACGTTCTTGCTGAATATCTCTGTCTCAATGAAGCTAAATAAATACTCACGGTTAAGTGGGGTAGCAGGAACAGGATATACTTTATACATCCTTTGGAGTAATGGTGCTTCAGGATTAACTATTTCTATTTTAAGAGAAGCTTCTCCTCCTTTCTTAACATAGTTTCCTAACTCCATTAACAGTTTTAAGTTAATAGGAGCGTCTACTCTTACCTGTACATCCTCAAACAAGTCTTGAGCAGCTCTCATATAACTAACCTGTGAAGGTTTAAGTACAGAGTCTAGTCCTAAATTAGCTACAAGATTGTCTGAATCTATTTCTATAAAGTTTCCAAAGCGTGCTTCAGGTCTGTTAATAGGTTTAGGCCAGGCATTGTACCCATCCTTCTTAGAATAGGTACTGCCTCTTTTGACTAAGTTTATCGACTCTTCAGTGCTATACCCCATCTGAGAAAGAGTGTAGGCGAGTACTGAAGTTTGATTCATCCCAGTTACGGGATTAGGATATTTTATTACACAACCGTTTGGCATCTTTGTTTACTTTTTTTATTTTAATTAATACAAATATAAGTGTATTATCAATCTACGATACACTTAGTCACTTCAAAATCAAATCCTTCTAGGTTATTGTCTCTTAACTCAGCCCTTACTTCCATCAGGATTCTAGGAAATTCTTTAGCCCACTTACTTTTATCTTGTGTGTGAGTAAGGGTGGCATTACCTGTGGCAATAAGTTTAGCAAGAGCATCTGGATTTTGTTCAAAAGACTTTTTAATTAAATCTTTCATTACTACAGAAGAGTTTGAATCCCATGCTTCTGTATCCAATCCTTTAATTTTTTGACCTAATGCTTTTGCTTGTGCTCCAGATGATTTTTGAAACTGTGGTAACAAATCATAATTTTTTAGATCGGCACTATACAAAATCTTAGTAGCCTGGAATGCCCCCTCTACCGTATTAAAAGTTAACGTTTCCGAGTCCATACCTAGTGGTGAAAGATCCCAAGTTTCAGAAAAAGGCCTTACTGCAAAATTACTTAACTCAGCATTCTCTCCTTTACCTCCTGCATAGATGTTTATCTTATTACTTGCAGGACTAACATTAGTAGATACAGAAGTTGCAGGAGTTTTAGCAGGAACAGTTTTGCCTTTAGCTATTAGTCTCCTAGTTATTAATTGTTCTTCGTCTAGTTCATCCATAGAAGGAACATCATTGTCAGACTGCTGAGCATAAAGTTTTGCCTCGTCCAAGTCATCTTGGTTTGTTACTCTTGAGTTTTTCTTCTCAGTAGTAACAGCCTTTGCTTCCTCTTCTTTGAAGTTAGGAAAGGCTTTCATATAAGCAGTAGGAATGAAATCGTTATCCTTAGAAGGCCAATAAAGATTAGCATGCATAGAGGTAGTACTTTCAAGCAAACTCATAAATGCCATAGCGTCCTCACTGTCTTTTTCTGTCATCTCTTCTACTGGCTTACTTAAGCCTATCTTAATTTTCTTAAGGGCAATAGACAACTCTATCATTAAGTCGCTCTTTGCCTCTAAAGGAATAAAGTTTTGGATTGAGCGATACTTAATATTAAAACCTTGAGATACAAGTACACCATTAGCTAAGTCCCTAAAGAACTTAGATACTTCTGGATTAGGATGATTCAAACCATCAGAGAAAGCTTTTTGAGCAGCATTAACTGTATCTACGTCCTTTTCATTTGTAATCATACCAGGATAGAAGTAGTTACTATCAGGTATACTTATAGGACTAAAGTTGTTTAAGATTAAGTTATTCTCAGCAAATCTCTTAAGAGCCTTGTCTTCTGTACTTGAGAACAGTTTATCGAATCTAGTTCTTAAGTTATTAGCAGACTTTAAATCAAATAAACCAGAACTAATACCATAACTATCTTGAAAAGACTTAAGGCTTGGCATATTCTGAATAAAAGACAACATAAAAGAGTTAACCAATTGATTGTAGTTGGTAACAGACTCATCTCTACCCCAGTATTTACCGTAAGATTCTTTAACGTTGTACAGGTGTTCTTTGATCTCTTCTAGAGAGAAGAAGTCCCAAACTTGGTCGATAAGTTTTTCGGTGTCCTCAAGGATGTTAAAAGGAGCTACTACACTTGATTCTAGTATTCTGTTAAACCCTTCAGCTGCAAAGTTAGGAGCAGCTACTTTAATGTTTTGAGTAGTTGCATAAAACTCTGTATTGATACGGTATGAAGAAGTGTTAAAGTCAATATTACTAGTTAACTCTAACAAGATTTTATTCTGTTCTTTAACAACATAATACTGAGCAGCAAATGCTAACTGAGCTTCTAGTGCAGATTGACCTTCAGGAGTATTTCTATTTGCTTTAATTTTATCATAAGCAAATCTTCTTACGTAAGGATTAGGAGCAAAGTTTTCTTTGTTAAAGTTTTTTGCAGACAATGCCTTATTGATAGAAGGCATGCTAAGTACTTTTTCTACAGTAGCAGCCTCGTCTACTATACCATCTACAGTTACTGGAGTAATGTCTAAGTAATTCATTGCAGGGGTAATATAGTCTTTAAATAAACTTGCTGACTTTTGACCCAATGCTTTTCCTACTTTAGTAATCTTACTAGATCTAATATAGTGTTGAATGATAGGTTGGTTTACTAGTAAGATAGCGTCCTTTACAGGAGTACCGTTAAGTACCATTTGAAGAATTAAAGGAGTACGTTCTCTATCAGCGTTAAAGAAGTTAATCCAATCTTCCTTCTCGATATCTACGTGACCATTAATAAACTCGTTGATTACATCAGAGATTAAGTTAACTCCATCAGCATCGTAAAGACCCCCTAACTCAATCTCACCTGTGTTAGGATTCTTGTTTGACTTAAGTAGGTAGAAAGAGTTAATGTCTATATTCTGTGGATTAGAAGCAAATCTCAAACCTACTTGTTGGAACAATTTATGTAAAGCGTTTGTCTTTGCATCTACACCTAAAGACTTCTTACCCAAGTTGTTTTCTGTAAAGATTCTTATTGAAGTCTCAATCAAGAACATTGCACTAGAGTCAATCTTACTATCTCTGCCCTTCAGTGCTTGATACTCTCTAGCAATCTCAGGAAGAATCTTATTAACGTTGGGTTTTGTAAACTCTGAGTAAATAGAAGCTTCAGACAATACACCAGATATTACCGAGATCATATTGTTAGAAGCTGAACCCTTTATCAGTTTCTCTGAAATGTTTTCCATCTCAGAAAGAACTTCTTTGTACTGTGCTAAGTTTTCTAGAAACTGAACAACATTAGGATCTTGGTTACGTAAAGTTTTAAATCTTTCAATAGCAATACCTAACTTCATGTTCAAAGGACCTATGTTCTCTTTGAAGTAAGCTATGTCGTCTTCTTCTCCAGAAGTCTTAATACCTTTTAAGTCAGAGATCATTTTCTTAATAGAATCAATCTCTTGAGATACTAAGCCTGCTTCTCTAAAGCTTTCTGAATCAAACAAGTTATCTAGAAAAAGTGCCTTACCTTTTAAGTAAACGTTTTTGTCTAGGATGTTTTCAATAATCTTAGCTCTGTATTCTGCACTTGCTAGTTCAGCGTTAACTATTAACTCTCCGTTCTCGTCAAGTTCAGGCTCGTACATAAACAATTTATCTATGTCAAAGTCAGATCCAGACTTAGTTACGATTGAAGGAGGTACAACCATTACAGGACCACCTACAGTTGCTAAGAATCTACGTACTCTAAAGTACTCCATAGAGTTTAATCCTTGTACAGGAATACGTACACCTACAAGAGTTATCTTAGCTGAGTGTGTCTTAACCCATTGAGGATCATCTAGTGCGTCATTAAGTCTATCTAGTGTTCCAATAACTTCTCCGTTCCAAACTAAATTAAGCAAGGGAGCATGTTTCTTTGCGTTAAATGGAATCAAAACATCAGCAGGTTGAGTTACACCATCCTCAATGCGATAGTCTCTTAAACCGCTTACATTGAATTCTTTTGATATAGTCTTAATCTCATCAACAGTAGGCTTTTGTTTACGGGTACCTAGTTTGTTAAATCCTGAGGAAGCCAACTGAATATAAGCCTCACCAAACATCTTAGGCTTCAATACACGCTTAGACAAAGCACTAGAGATGATTTGGTCTATGAGAGATCTTTGTACTCCTGCATCCAATGAAAATACAAACTGATTGTTATTAGAAGGTCTAATAAAGTCATAGACAGAACTAGGTACTTCTTTCTTATCAAACTCTCTATGTAACCAGTTAGTAAAGTCTTTTGTGTTAATGCTAGTCAGTTTTCCTTCTGCGTTAACAGTTGCTCCAATCTTAGAATAAATTTTTGCTTTCTCTACCTCTACAATAGTTTTAATGTTATTAATAAACGCCTCTTGTAAAGCTTCTATCTTATCTTGAATGTGTGCATACTTAGGGTTAATCTTACCTGATACAAAAAAGTTAGAGAAAATTAACTTAACCATCTGAGTAGACAAGGTTGCTTCTCCCTTAAACTTAGGAGCAATATACTGTTGTCTACGGAGACCATCTATTGGAAGTCTTACAATAAGATTAGGATCTACCTTAGTTACTTCTAAAGCTCCATTTGCATTAGGTACTGGAATCTTTTTACCATTCAACTCAACAGAATTGTAAAAAGCCATTTCATTTACAGGAAGAGACATCTTATTACCACTAGAGAAAGTAGACATGTCTACTCCTTTGTCTAGGTAGTCAAACATAAGATTCTCTAAGTCTGTATCAAATACCATAGAAGGACTTAATGGGAACACAGAATACTTACCTAGTACATTGTACTTGTTGTAATCTGTAGGTGATCCATAGTATCCTAGCTTAAGTGAAGTCAGTATTCCAAGATTACTCTGTCTAACCAACTCTTTTACTTTAGCAAGATCTTCAGTAGAGTTAGATTGTCTATAGTTTTTAATTGCCTGTAATACCTTTACCTCATGTTTATAAGCTTCTTCTAGTTCTGGAAGCCATTCTCCAATAGAATTTAAGTAGTATCTTATAAAGTCTAAGCCTGCGTAAGCCTGAGCATTCGCTTCTTCGTCTTGTACTAGTACTGCATCAGTATTTGAGTCTATTTGAGCAGACTCTCTTGCAAGTTCCTCTGGACTCAAGGGACCCTTAGCTGCTACCAAAGCATCTAAGTAGTTTTGTCTAATACTTTCTTTGATAGAAGACTTAGCAACTTCATCTAAATACTCAAAGGTTTTGATATCCTCATACTGTACGTAGTTTAAATTAGTATCATAAGGTCTACCTTTTCCTTTTCCTCTTTGTACTTCTTCAAGTCCTCTACTAAGAGATGGATCTGTATTCCAAGAGTTAATGTCTTGTAGGTCTAATCTAGGTTGTTTACCTGGAGAAATTGCAGGACCAAGACGTTTGAATGCTTCCCTCCATTCATTATTTTTAATCTTATAATTAGAAGGATCACCAATTAACAAGTGCATCACTTCTACTTGGTGAGCAAAATAATTAGTAGTAAAGTAAAGAAGAACAGAATCTATCTCCTCTGATGTATAGGCAGTCCCATCTTGCTTTTTGTGGATACGATAAAATTCTTTTGCAAGATTCTTAGACTCTCCCTTACTTAAAATTTCATTAAAAGAAACTTTCAATACATCAGCAGAACTCTTAAAGTATGCTGTAACAGCATCTTTAAATGGACCATAGAGACTATTAGCACTCAAACCAAACATACCCCTAAGAGTCAACTTAAGAGCTTCTTTGTTAGGAGCCTCATTAACTGCTTCTTTTACTTTATCTTTAATGTCTTGTGGAAGTATAGTGTCTAGTATGATAAACTCAGATCCAGCTTTTTCTTTTCTCGTAGACTTAGCTCTGTCGTCAAACATACGCATAGCCTCAAAGTTCAAGTAGTTCTGCATCTGTCTGATAAAGTCAGAGGATACTACAGCTTGATTCTTGAACTGATACTGATCATATTTAAAATATTCCCTTTCTCCTCTGTTTCCAGACAAACGTGTAGCAAAAGAACTAGACTTTGCTCCTACCCTCATGTTTTCTATGGTAGCGTCTTGGATAAAAGAAAGGAAGTCTTGTAGGAGTTTTCCGTCACCAGATAAGTTAGTTGTCTTATCTCCTCTAGTTTTACCAATAGTAAAGCCTGACATGTTTAAAACCTCTAAGTATACTCCTTCGCCTGAGTTAGTAGTCCTCCTAGTTCCATCGTCTTTACGGAACATAGCATTCATAACTAAACTATACTCAAGGAAGTTATTAGACTCTGGGTTTAAGTGTCCTTCTAGTTCGTAGATGTTTTTTACATTGTTAATCTTAGATGCTGAGTCTAACAAGTGATTCCACTCTCTTACTGCGTACTCTAAGTTTCCTTCTGGATTTAAATAAGAAGCAGAGTTAGAGATATTATAAAGTTTTTCTATAGTAGAAAAAGCAGAAGTTCTTTCGTTGTCGAGAGTAGCTGCCTTAAAATGTTTTTCAAAGTATTCTTTAATTACTTTGTTCTTCTCTCCTGACTTAAGTTCTTTAATTTGTTCTTTCAACTGTTTAGATATATCAGAAGAAAGAGCAAGCAGTGGATTATAAGAGATAGTAGGGGTGTTAAGATTTTCCCCAGAAGAATCTATAAGGCTAAGAAGCTTCAGCTTAAACAAAGCATTGTTAGCTATCTTGACAAGGTTTCTTAGGTTTGTAGTAGTAAAGATAGGATTAACTCCTAACTGTAATTCTCCACGCTTATTAAACAATAAGTTAGGATTCTTGTCTGCAATTAAGTTGATACCAAAGGCATCATTTAAGAATTCAAAAGCAACTTGATCAGAAGTGAATCCATTCTCTGTGTAAGCTCTATAGTCAGATAGTACACTAGCCCTATCATAAACTGCTAGATCTATTTCTTTAGGATCTATTAATCTGTACTTACGTAGTCTATTACTTACAAAGTCTTGGTCAAAGAACTCTATCAGTTTGTCTTGAGAAAGAGTATTGTTTAAGAATGCTTTTGTTTCCAGACGTTTTTCTTTCTTCTTAGTTACAGCAGACAATTCATTTTGCACCAAAGATTTGATCTCGTAAGGATATACCGTAGGCATTGCAGCAAACTGCATAAACTGAGATTTAAGTGCGAGCTGAGAAAGACTTAAAGAAGTATCAGTAGGAGGAAGTCTATCAATTAATTGTCTTAACTGAGGAGCAATATCTAATGTATTCTCTAATCTTTGTATAGCCTCTTCGTAAGAAATTGATCCACTTACTTTACTTAAGACTAAGTTTTTATTTCTTAAGAAATCACCTGACTGAGGTAATCCGAATGAAGGACCTGTAGCAGTAACCATTTCTCCTAAAGAGTTATAGTATGTGCCAGGAAGAATCTTAATTAACTGGAGAATTTCAGGAGAAGCTAGAGACATAGGGTCTACGTCTTCTGCGTTAGCAAAACTTCTACTATCCCTTCTTAACTCTGATTCATCTTGGTCATCTATTCGGTTGTCTACATCGTAAGACTTCTTATTCTCTTCTAAGTAAAATACTCCACCCTTAGATGCTCTCTGATGATTCTCTACTACAGTAGCCCAACCATCGTTTGCTGCAGTTCTTACTACTAATCCTTTTAAGTTTTTAACACGTAGCTTAAGTACTTCTGCAGTAGCCTCGTCAGCAGTAGTTGCTTCTTCCTCTAATGCACGGATATACTGTAACATAGAGTTTCTAGCACTTTCATATAGTTGAGGCAAGTATACTTGCTTAAGATCTTTGTTCAACAAGAAAGACATTTCTAACTTAATCTTAGTACCATCACTTGTCTTAAAGTCATCCATTGCCTTACTTAGGAAGAAGTCAATAGCACTAAAGATCTCTGCAGCTTCTAAAGCATTATACTCAAATGGAATTGTTCTTCCGTCTTTAGCTACATAGTTAATCTGAAAAGATTTGTTTCTGTTTAATACTTTCTCACTAATGTTAGTAACACTAGGCGTGTACTCATATATTTTACCTGCGTAGAGTTTTTCAAACAAAGCAGTTATACCGTCTTGTACTTCTTCTGCAGGTCTAGAAGCAATCTCTTGAGGTGAAGCATTAAATATACTTGTTAAGAAATCCCAGATCTTTTGAAACAAGTTTCTTACAGGAGCTTCTATTCTAGGAACAACTACTTCAGGATTAGACTTATTCAAAGAAAAAGACCTAAACTCTTCTGCAAGTACTTCTTCTATTTGACGACTAGTCAAAGCATAGTAAGGAACTTGAACACCATTAATAAGAGCAGTAGACGGTCTTGATTTAACTGACTGGTACAAAGCAATTCTTTGTTCCTTAGTCATGAATCGCTGTGTAAATTCGTGCCAACCTTCATGATAAAGATCTGAGTAATCAGATCCTTTGTATAAAGTAATTGCTGACTTAGTCCAAGTAGCAAAAGAACTTTCCTCTTTGTTCTGCATGTTTGCAAAATCTACAAACAAAGAAAGAGGCGAAGTCTTAAACCAAACATAAGAGTCAAGTAATTGTCTTCCGTTAGCTATCTTACGTGCTTCGTCAAAGGCTACCCTTCTAATAGATTCATCTAGTACACGTTCTGCTTTAAATCCTTGAGCAATGAATCTCATTACTCTTTCAGAAGCTTTTTCTAAGGTTTCATTTTCTTGTACAAAGTCATGGATAATGTTTGCCTGTTCTTGTATAGGAAGATTATCAAATCCAGGATTACTCTTCTGTAACTTCTTACTGTAATAAATACTAGTAGCAAGAGTTGCTTGCTTTACGTTATTGTAAGAGCCTAAGAAATGATTGTATAAAGGATTATCAATTACTGTTTCTTTCCCCTTTACTGTAACTACCTTCTTGTCTAGAGGATAGCCACCATTCCTATTCCATACAAAGTAAGCGAAGTCTTCTCCTACAAGATTAGTAAGGTTTGTGAACTCCGCACGTACTTTATTATCACTTAAATTTGGACAAATCATTTCTTATGTTAGTTAATACTATAGATTAATGTTTACTGGGTGTATTACAAATATAATACGTTATTGAAAGTATGCTTCAATTATGTTAAGCTAAATCGTCTAAGTCTCCTTTACAAGCATCTTTAGATTCTTTTGCTTGTGCTCTCAACTCATCTTCGTTTAACAAAGCATCACTGAAGGGAGAATCGCTTGCTTGTTCTACTTTCTCAACTTCACCTACACGCATAGCGTTTAAAGCACTCATAGAACGTTTAGGAGGAGCAGGTTGAGTAGGTTGTCCTAAAGCAGTCAGTTCGGCATCATACTTAGCATTTACTTTAGAAATTGTATCTTCTATAAAATCTTTACTAAGAGGTTTTTGTCGTCTACCATCTTCTCGTTTTACAAAAACATCAAATTCTGCTAACTCTTCTTGTCTTCTTTTTTCTATGTCAGCTTTAGCATCTGTAGGTTGAGTAGTAACTACAGGAGTAGGATTAGTAAACTGCTGATAGGTTTGAATAACAGCTTCCTGAGGATTAGCAAGATCTATAGTAGCCATTATTCTTGGGGTACCATAAGTCTTTCCAAAAGGAACATTAGGATCAACAAGAATAACTGTAACAGGTTTTTCTCTACCTTCTACGTTGACTCTGCCTAAGAAATGTGAGGCGTAAACAGCATCAGGATCGTTAGGATCGTATTTCCTTCTCTCAATACTAACAGAAGGTACTCCTGGTTCTCTTACCAACTTAAAATAGTAGATATCAGTAAGCTTAGTAGGATCAGCTAAAACAGTGTTTAGTGCTATGTTATAGAACTCTTCTCCTACTTTTTGCATAGGATCAACTAAGTAGTCAGCACCTGGACTTTTCTGTGCCGCAGATAATGCTCTATCAAAGGGAAGTATAGAAAGGTTCTTAACTTTATTCTGTACTCCTGCTACTACCATACTAGGTTTAGGCGCAGTAGGGGGAGGCGTAGGAGTCTTGGGTACCTCAGGAGCTTTAGGAGCTGTTCCTGTAATTTCAGGAAACTGCTTTTCTAAAGATTCTGGGGCTAAGTAGATTACCTTGTTTACTGGCATAGCTACTTGACCGTCTTGAATTGGGAAGTTATGAGTGTCTTTTATATACTGTGCATAAGATTGAGTAACCATGCCAGAGGGTTTAAATCTCATAATAGGTTCTCCACTTCTCATTAGAGCTAAACTTGCTTTGTAGTAATGATTCTTTAATTCCTTAGCAAATTCTTCTTTTGTTAGCACTTCATTCTTAAAGCCTGTAGCAGTACCTGTAGATTTTACAATGATTACAGGGAACTGACCTGGACCAGGATACTCCTCATTCACAAAGAAGTGCAAACGATCTTTCTTATTTACTTGGTTAATCAAGTTAAACAAATATTCTTCTGCCTCTTTAGGACTACTGAAGTATGGATTCTCCTCTGAGAAATACAAGTCAGCAAGAGCATCTGCTTCTTGGGGATCTATCTTGTTGTTTGTTAACAAGGTAGGATTACCGTTGTTATTAAAATAAACACGACCTTTACGGAAAGAATAGTTTTTACCAAATATAGGTTCCCTAGGATCTTCTGCAATTTTAAATTCTGCGATACCTGCTTTCTGTACATTATCTACCTCTACTTCACTACCAACCTTGTAGCTAGTTATAGGAGCCTCAAGCATTACACCAGAAGATACACTGTGATCGAAGTCTATACTAGGTAAAGTATCAGCAAAAGAGTTTGCATCTTTAATGAGTTTAGTCATAGCCAACATTCTTTCATAGTTAGCTTGGTTTTTACTTCTTAGGTTTTCTTTGTCACCACCCAACTCTTCGTAATCATTTTCTACTCTTTCACTAATTCTAAAACCTTGTGCTTCTATTCTAGGAAAGTTTAATTCAAGCGGTAATCCATCTTTCAATATAGTATTTCCATCTTCGTCTACTGCTGTGATAATGACTTGAGGATCGACAAACAAACCTGTACCTACTGGATATACTTTACCTCCTTTAAACTTTGCATCTACAGAAGTAAAGAAGAATCTTAAGTTGCCTTTGTCAAAGAAATTTTTACCTAGAATGAGATCTAATGGAGCTAACAACAAGTCTAGATCTTCATCAGATAAACTATTCCAAGTATCTAAAGACATCTGGTTTTCTGAGATATGATTGGTAATCTTATTAAACTCAACTAATGCTTCTGCTTCTGTAGTAATAGCTTCGTTGTTTTCTACAATATGATTAAGCAGGAACAACTTTCTATTCATTACCCTCATCCTTACACCTGGAGTAGTAGCTATATATTCTATTAAAGCTACATTACGTAGTGTAGCAGGATCTGTTGACTTCTGATTAGCTGCATTATATTCTACTGCAACTGTTCTCAGTGGAGAAGCCAAAGATTCTAGTTGGGTAAGTCTTGCTTGTACTTGTTGAGTTACTTCGTTGTTTAGTTTATCTACCTTGGTTCCTTGCTTAGGAGTAGGAGCATTTTTACTAGTTGTTGCCTTAGCAGGACTAGGAGTAACTGGAGTAGGGGTTGGAGTGATAGGTGCAGTGGGAGTAGTTCTACTACTTACTCTATCTGCAGGCATGTCGTTAAGGAAATACCTGTCTGCAATAAACTTAAGGAATATAACTGCATTCTGTTTATTCTCGTTTCCTTTGTTCTCTCTCCAAACATTTAAGTAAATATTTCTAAATTCTTCTGGAGTAATCTTTTTATCTAAGAGATCATCTAATGCATTAATTAAAGTATTGTAGTCTTTAGTATTTTGAGTAAACACTGAAGACAACCTGTTCTTAACTGCCGACTCAAATGCCTTAGCAAATCCTAGAGGACTAGCCTTTGCTCTGTCAATCATACGATTATAACCAGCAAGATACATTTCGTCTCTATTAGACTCTCCTGACTCACTCACTACTTCAGGAGTACTTGCAACTTGATTAGCAATATTACTAAATTCCGCTTGTTCTTCTTTCTCTGTCTCTCCTCCTTCTACTACTTGTGTATCTAGTATCTGTTGAGATTTCTTTTGAGCCCTTCTCTGTATAAGCGCTTCTCTTGCCTGATCTAACTCCTCCTGGGTATATTCTACTAATGGAAATATTTTGTTTACTAGATCAACGTTATATGCGTAATTAGTCTTAAAAGCTACTGCCTTGTCTAAGAAGTTTGTAAGTACTTCAGTACGTACTTCAGGTTCTGCTATAGCGATGGCTTCTTGTGCTCTTTTGTTACTGTCAGCAAGATTCTCAGTTACAGTAGTGTAGAGGTCTGAGTTTATATGATCTTTGTTTGCTTTAGCATACTCATAAGCTTCCTGTATACCAAAGAGATCGCCTGCTTGTTCTAGGGTATTAGCATCAAAGTTACTTACTTTTTGTTCTACTTTATTCTGACCAAACTCATCTCTCTCGTTAACAAGATCGTTCATTTGTTTTCCATAAGCATCAAGTAGTCTTTCTTTATGTTCTACTTGGCCAGGAACTTCTTCCTCTCCTTTTAATCTAAGATAGTCTAAATCTTTTTGAAGATTAATTCTAGACTCTACTAGGTCAGCAGCACTGTCTACTTTAAGTACAGCTTCGATCTTTTCATCGTATACCTTTCTAATAATTTCGTTCTTTTCGGAATTAGTTAGATTAGCATAGCGATCAATTCTCTTTTGTGTCTTAAGGATTGACTTGTTAATAGAGTCAATTTCTTTGTCTATGTCTTCCTGTGAAACTTGAAGATCTCTATCTGTTAGTAGACCAGCTTCGTAGAAATACTTTTTATCTTCTTCTGAGATACTTCCTTTATTTATATATTGGATATCTCCTCTTTTTAATTTAGCGTAGAGTTCGGTAAGTCTTTCTCGTTCTTTCTGTTCTTCCTTTGTGGGTTCAGGGTTACGATCAAACTCAGCTAATTGTTTTCTTATAAGTCTCTGTCTCTTTCTAGACTCCTCAGCAAGTACGTTGCCAGCTTTGTAGTTAGCAAATGCTTGCTTCTCTGTATCAGACATTGAGTCAAGATCTATTTCTAGAAGTTCATTACGTCTTAGTACATTTGTAAACAAAGCAAACTGCTCGTCCTTGTCTAGGTTAAGAGTTTTTAGATCTCTAATATTATCAAAACCTACTAATGACTTCATAGTTCCTTCTAGGGTACGAACCTTAGCCATTCCTTGTACAAAGTCTTGATCAGATATTTTACCTTTATCTTTTAGGTCTTGTAGTTTAGCAATAAACAATTCTGGATTGTTTGCTGCTTCCCAGTTAGATTGTCTTTGTAAGTTTTCAGGTCTAGTGTAAGCATATCCTCCTGCACCTACAGTACCGAAGCTATAAATAAGTCCTGCTGCAAAAGACTCAACCAAGGTATCAGTAAGACTTTTAGCTGTTACTTGTTCTCTATCTCGGAGTGCGTACTCTTCTGGCATAATGCCATTCTGTACAATTGCATTACCTAACAAAGAAATTTCTTCTTCTAATGCTTCTACGGCATTCTGTTTAGCTCCTAGCTTAGCAAATTGATAAGTGTTATTTAGGTAAGAACCTAGGCGTTGTCCAAAGTTAAGTTCTAACTTAGCTGCTCTCATAGCAGAAGAAGCTAACGTAGTAGTTACAGGACGCATCTTAAGAGCCCCTACGTCAGGGAATCCAATTGCTTCAGCTGTTGCTTCTACTATACCTCCTGCAAGACCTCTTTTTACATAGTCTCCTCCCCATCTTTTTTCTTGTTCTACAAAATGAGGAATAGTATTAGCTGCTACAGAAGCAAAGGTTGCAGCTCTGTCTGCTAGTTTAAGTTCGTTACCTAAGGCAGATACTTTATTTAAAGCATCATATGCACGAGAGATGCCAGCAGCACCACTAGAGATAGCTCCTAACTCTGCTGCAGCTACTCCACTAACTACCCCCTCAACTAAGGCACCTCCTGCAATAATTGGAATCATCTGAGCTACCATAGCTCCACCTGCTTCAGGAATAGATCCCCAGTTAAATGCTCTAGAGCCATCAGCTTTAGTGTACATAAACTGATTAGACATAACAGGTCTATTGTCCTTATCGTAAGTAATTATATCAGGCTTGTAAAATGCCTCACTAAATACAGCTTGTGAGAAGTCACTGGCATTAAACAGTTTATCCTGTATAAGTTTACCTGGAAGAGTATCTCCAAAAGCTTTTATAACACTTCTTCTTGCAGAACTACCTTCACCAAATAAAGTCTTTTCTGCATCAGAAGCGTACTTGTCTACTTTATAAACTTGATCAAGAGAGTTTAATCTTTGATCTACAATAGATAAAGAATTTCTAAGATACTTGATATTGTCTGGATTGTAATCTACAGCATCTCTAGGTTTCAACAATTCTGTCTGTAAGTCTCCCATAATAGCAGACTTAACTGAAGATAGAGACTCTTTTTCTAGATCATGTTTAAAGTTTGCAGCTGTTTGATCTTTAGTAGGATCAGCAAAAGCTCTTCTTGCTTCTTGTTGAAACTGAGGTGCCTCTTCTCCTTCTCTGTATAAGTAATGTCCTTTAGTAGCAAAAGCATCCTCAAGTCTTGGCTTAACAAAGTCATCAAAGTTATTATAAGCACCCTTAGTACCCATTCTTGCTTTACTTAAAGCATCGTATAGACCTTTAGGACTTCCAAATTGATTTATAGTTTGTTTACCGTAGTTAGTAAACTCTGCTTCTTTAATAGCTGAAATACCTTGACTAAATAGATCCTGAGGAAGAATTGATCCAGAAATATCTGTTAAGTCTGCATTAGCTTGGGTAAGAGTTTTTTTCTTTTGGTCTATCAAAGATTCTTTACCTCTAAAGAAACTTTCTCCAAAAGAAGACAGACCTTGAGCTAGACCTACAACAGTCTCTAAACCATCAAACAAAAAAGAATTGTCCTGAGCCTTTTCTCTTATGCTTTCAATCTCAGAGTAGATATCATTTAGTTCTTGTTTAGAACCAGCATTTTCTATTCTATCAAAAACAGAAGACGCAGCTCTATCAGCAAACTGAGGATTAGGCATAGCTTGCCTATATAAACTCTTAAGAGAATTTAATTTTAGATTTCTTTGTTCTTGTAGTCCTTTTTGTTGATCTAGTCTGTCTTGTTCTAAGACAGATAACTCAGCTTTCTGTTGGAAAGAGTTCTGAACATCTAAAGGAATAAGAGTATTAAATCTTTCTCTCATATCCCCAGGTGCAGCACCTGCTAGGGACTTTGAAAGGGGACCTAAGTTTGCTTGGTATTTATTAGGCATTTTATTGTGGTTTCTCTGGTTTAATTCTTCTGATATCTTGTAGGTTAAATAAAGTCATTGCGTCTAGATTTTCTAACTCGCCTAACTCGTATTTAAATCCAAACCCACCAGCATCAGTAACAAAGTATTCTTCTGCTTTTGAAGCTTCTTTAGGTACTAAGGTATAACCTGATCCCATGTTAGCGTCTCTTGCATTCAACTGACTTATATCTACAATATTACCATTTCTGTCTTGTATGTCATACAGACTAGTAGCAATACTCTTCAAGTTTTTAAGGGTCTTTTCGTATTTAGCGTTGTCTCCAAAAGTAGCCTTAATTACTTTAGCATCTTGTTCATTCCAAGTACCACTCAATACTGATCTAAGCAATGCGTCTTTGACAGTAATAGGAATGTCTTTACCTGACTGATCTACTCCTCTAGACAATAACTTCTTAAGAGCTACCATAAGTTGCGCTTGCTTCTGAGTATCATTAGTTCCTACTCCAGCCAACAGATCGTTCTTCAAGGTCATAGTCTTTCCTTCCCCTGTTACGCTTTCAGTATCACCCATAAAAGAACCATCTACCTCAAAGCTTCCAGGAGGCAAAGGAACCTTACCTTCTTTTGCTTTAGTACTTAGCCCTAGTCTATCAAGAGTTGCCTCTTCTTGGACCCTCAAGTTAGACTCATAGGCTTTAAGAGCATACTGATCTACATCTAGATCTTTCTCTACTTGCTGGTAAGCGTAAGCATTACTTGCATCAAAGATAGTTTGGTCCTGCATAAAGTTGATAACTTCATTGTCTGGGACTTCACCTAAACCTCTTGATGCTCTTTGACTTAGAACGTCTCTTTGCATGTAAGCTTTAGAAAGACTTCTATCAATGTCAAGCATTCTTGGATCATCAGAAGGAATATTTTTTTGTTTAGCAATTGCTTTCTTTCCCTCTAAGTCTTCGATCTGTGCTTGACTAAGTTGTAGTGTTTCATTTATGTGACCTAGATACTGTTGCTTAGCTGCATCTTGGTTAGAATTCATATACTTGTAGGTAGCATCCATCTGCAACTGTTCAAGTTCTGCAGGTGTTAACGAGGACATGTAAGCGTCTCTAATACGACCTTGATCCACACTACTTATCACAGTTTTTTGTATACGTCTTCCATCTGGTGTAAACTCAAAACGAGTTTCAATATTAGGTTTAATCTTAGTAAGAACTTCTCCATACTTTTTACCTGTGCCCTCTTGATATGGCTTGTAGGCTTGATAGCTAAGTTTACTATTGATGTCCCCGTTATTTTTCCAAGCAGCTATATCTTTAAAATAAAAATAATCATTAACTGGACTCTTGTACTTAGGATCTAGTTTTTTATACTCTTCCATCATACTATTGTAGGTCTTTGCAGAGTCTACTGCTGTAAGAAGAGTGGAGTCATTTTCTAGGGGTCTTCCTATATTAAGTACTGCGTCTACATTCCCTTTAATAGAAAAGTCTAGTCCTGCATTTTGGTTAATTGCTTTGACCATGTTATTCATGTTTTTGTCAAAGTATTCTTTGTCTACGTCTCTAACCAAAGAGTTTCTAATCTTACCGTAAGCGTCAATGCTTTGTTGTACTTTAGATCTACCCTCGTCAAACATCTCCTGTTTCTTAACAGCTAACTTGATTAAGTCATCTGCTGGTAAAGGATCAATGTAGTCTGGATAAACGAATTTGGTATGTTGTGCTGAAATTGGCATGGTTTAATATTTAGGTTTTTTATACATTCCCTTTTTAGCTGTTTTCTTTTTAGTGTCTTCAGCATCTATGTAGTTGTTGAAAGCATTAAAATAAAATGGCAACTGTTCTTCTGTTACATCCATCTGACCTTTTGAGGTAGTATTAAATGAAGGAACAAGGTTATTAATAAATGCAGCTTTTCTAGATTCACTCTGATCAAACAAACCTTTCTTAGTTATCATATTTGCAATAGATGCTTGTTTTTCTGCAGACTGAGCGTCTCTTGCTTGACCTACTAGGTTATTGTATACACGATCAAATGCTTGAGCATTGAACTGATCTGCACTAAAGGAAGCCTGTGCATTTGCTATATCTGCTCTAGACCTACCTTCTGCATCATAGTTTTGTTTAGTCTGGAAAGCCTTTTGTTTAGCATCAATTCCTGCAATATAAACATCTAAAGGATCTGCACCACTTCTCATAGCTGCTGTACCCATGTTATCTATGTTCTGTAACTCGCTTTGAATGTTCAAAGTTTGAGGACGAAGATAAGGAGCATCTATCTCAGGGATAGCATAAGGATAAATTTGTTGTGATTGTGCTAGTCCCATAGCTTCAGGAATAGCCTGATACAAAGGAAACTTTCCGGGAGTGTAAGTTCCTCTTGGTGCAGTTCCTGGCTGATTAAACTCAATATCTTTTGTCTCTAGTGGAACATCTTCATAAGTATAGTCCTGGGCATCAGTTCTACTCTTTGCTCTCACTGCTTGTCCTATAGTAGTGTTACCAAAAATTGCATCTGCTTTTGAAATTGGTTTTCCTAGATACACGTCATCTGCCATTCCTGTAGGAGTCAGATCAAAGTCAGACAGAGTTTCTTTAAATTCAGGATTATTCTGGAGATCTGCAAGATCCAAGTAAGACTGTTGAAACATTTTTGTTTGATCTTCAGTCAACGGAGTAAAACCTAACTGCTTTGCAATTTGATTATAAACCTTATTCTTCATACCACCAGCAGTTCTGTCTAAGTCTTCAGTCTTAATATCAAGATTTGGATTATTCTTAGCAGCTTCCCTAATAGTGTAGATCTGCTTTTGAGCATCCATAAAGTTTTTAATAAATTGGTCTTTGGATACAGTAGTACTAGGATTCTTTTCTTTGTACTTAGTATACATAGCATCCTTAACTTTGTCAAACTCAGGTCTACTTAACGTAGAAGACAAATCATCATAGCCTTTATTGTATTCTCCTAAAGTAGTCTTCTTGTTTGCAGCAGTGACTTTCTGGACTTTATTGTTAGCGCCCATAACGTAATCACCTACCTGAATCGAAGGATCACCTGCTTGCTTAACTGTTACTCCCTGTGGAATTTTATACTTACCTCCATCTGCCATGTTAGCTGTAATCTTAGCTTGTACATAACCTGGAAGAGCTTTAAATCCTGGGTTGTTAATACTAGCTCCTCTCTTTGCTTCTAGTTCTCCATTAGAGTTACCATTCATTAACTGTTGATCTTCAAACAAATCATCCAGAATTTTCTGATTTCTCTTCATCATCAAACTTGCAGTATCCTTATCTACTTGTTTAGCAAAAGGATTATCTAAAGTTTTCTTATATGAAGTTACATCGTAGTTCTTAGCAATCTGAGCAAAGGTTTTCTTAGATCCTTCTGGCTTTAGATTGTTAGAGTATACACGAGTTTGATCAGGAAGGTTTGTAGGGATACCTCCGTTACTATGAGAAGGGCCTTCTGCCATCTCAGTATCTAAGTTAGGAAGTTGGATGAATTCTCCACCTTCAATCTCTACATCGTTCATGCCTTCACTAGCATAACGCTTGTTTATTTTTGCACCCATTTCTGCTTTTATTGTAGGTTGATCCTCTGTGCCTCCACTTGTAGTACGACCATACATAAAGTTGTAGTCGTATACTGGCTTAGAGTTTCTTTGTTGTATTGATTCGTTAAAGTTACGTCGATTCTTTAGATCTTCATTATATCCTGCTAATGAATCTACGCCTAGTAAACCTAAGGTAGCTAACGCAGAACTGTTTTGTTGCCAGAAGCTAGGTTGTTCTTTTGGAGTAGAAGTAATAGGAGAGGTTTGAATACCCCTCATCGTAGCCTCTTCTTCAGACAAAGGACCTTGTTCTACTCCAGGAGTTTTTTGATTTACGTCAAAAGGATTAAGCGGAGATAGCATAGAAGTAAAAGTAGGCAAGCTACCTTCATCTTTAAATGTACCTGGCTTATATGATTTTGTTTGATCAGTTACCGTACCTTCAGGAGAGTCTGAGGTCTTAAATCCTGTTAGAGATAAGTTAGGAATTTGAAAAGCGTCTTGATAAGAACCTGTATTGCTAAATACCTGATTGTTAGACAGGTACTCTTCCATGGTAGGTATAGGAGCAGTAATTCCTTTTGGTTGGATTTTTTCAACCTCAGGATCTACTCCACCCCCGTTTACAAATTTCTTATACAGTGAGTATCTTAACATGTTTTAATTATTAATGTTATTAACATAGAAAGTTAATAACTGCTTGAGTTTAAGCTAGTTATACAAATATACGAGATTAATAAAAAAAAGCAAGGGGTAATTGCTTACCCCTCATTTAGTGCAATGTAATTAGACTCGGCAGGAACATAAGTCCAACCACACTTAGTAATTCGAAGTCTTTCATGTTTTAAGTGATTGAATGTGCCTACGGATAATCCCGTAAATTCACTCATATCTGTTGAAGACGCTTCCACCAATGTTTTTGTTTTAAAATTGTACCAAGTACAGGAGTATTTCTTTCGTCTAGTTTTGCTCATCTTTTCCCTAGACTCCTGGGGTCTTGTGAATCCTGTTTTGTACTTAAACCCATTTTGAGTTTTAGTATTTGCTGCTTTTTTGCCCCACTCACTTCTCTGTTCTGTGCTAGCATTAGCTAGCGTACTATTAAGCCAGACTTCAGGATTGTTTTTATGATAATCTTTTACAGAATTAGAGATCTTAATCTTAACATCTTCTGAAAGTATTCCCCCTTCTCCTCCCAAAGTCATATTATAACCCAAAGGAACAACGCAGTTATACTCTGATATAAAGTGTTTTTCTTTTTCACAAGCTTCTTCTTTTGTACTACAAGTTACTAACTCTTCCCAAAGAAAACACTCCTTACCATACTTCCTTAAAGCCAACTTAAAAGCTTGAGTATGGTGTTTCTGAGTAA